CAGACTGAGGAACAGGAGAATCAGGAAACTCAGGGGACGGAGACTGAGGAATCAGTAATACCTGAGAAAGTAGGAGATTATAAACTTCCAGAAGGTGTTCCAGCGGAAGTTGCAGAATTTGCTCTAAAGAATGGCTTTACACAAGAGCAGCTTGATGCGTCCCTTCAACAATTTGGACAATATCTTACCCAGAATCAACGAGTACAACAATTGCAGATTCGTCAAGCGGGTGAGCAATTTATTGAAAAGTGGGGGGAAAACAAGCAGTATAACTTGTCGTTAGCTAAAAGAGCTTTGAAGTACAATGACCCGGATAAAAAATTAACCAAACTGTTAGATGAGTCAGGTTTTGGTAATCATCCAGTGGTTATTGAATTTTTATTTAATCTTGGTAAGAGTATGAAGGAAGGTGGTTTTATTCCAAGTGAAGTTCATCGTCCTTCAAAGAAACGATCAATAGCTGAAAAGCTATATCCATCTATGAAAAAGTAAAGGAGATTAAAAAATGCCTTATGAACCGTATGTTGGGAATGAACTCCCTAATTTAGTCGACGTTACAAAGAGGTTGGACCCCGACGGAAGTATTGCCACTATTGCCGAACTGTTGCTTCAGTTCAATCCGATTCTCGAAGATGTCCCGATTCTTGAAGCGAATCAGGCCACATCCCACAGGATTACCGTAAGAAGCGATATTCCTGAACCTACATGGCGTAGGCTGAATTATGGTGTTCGCCCGACCAAGAGTTTGACGGCTCAGGTTGAGGACACGATCGGGATGCTGGAAGACTATGGAGAAGTTGACAAAGACCTGGCTATGTTGAATGGCAATACAGCAGAATTTCGCCTTTCCGAAGATACGCCGCATATTGAAGGTATTTCTAATGTGATGGCGCAAACTATTTTTTATGGTGATACAGCCATTAATGCCGAAAGATTCCTTGGTCTTGCTCCACGTTATGACCAGATAGGAACTCCTGCGGATAAGCCTCTGGCGGAATTGAATTCCGATTATTTACAGCATGTTATTGATGCTGGTGGTACGACAGATGGTTCTCTCACCTCGGTATGGTATATTGTGTGGGGTGAAAATTCTGTATTCGGTATTTATCCTAAAGGTTCAGACGCTGGTTTGAAAAGTGATGATCTTGGAGAAGTTACTTTGTTTGACAATGATGGTGGACGATTCCAAGGTTACAGGACTCATTACCAATGGAAAATGGGGCTGTGTGTAAAGGATTGGCGTTATGTCGTTCGTATCGCTAATGTTGAACTGGCTTCGATGGAGGATCAGACGGCTCAAGAGGCTTTGTATCATTCTATGATTAAAGCTCTTTATACCGTTCCTCAGAATGCTGCTGGTCGGGGAGTATTTTATTGCAGTCCTGGAGTAAATGCAATGCTCGATATTGCGGCAGTTGAAAAAGGTAATGCTGCCCTCGGATACGCCAATGTTTTTGGTAAAGAAGTCTTAACCTTCCGGGGAGTCCAGTTGAAGGGTTGTTCAGCCATCCTCGAAACTGAAGCTCTGTTGTCCTAATTATTTAATTTAAACTGTATAGACCTATACGGTTTAGTTATCAAAAGGAGTTTAATATGATTTTCGATAATGAAGTAATGTTCGCAAATGAACTTGATGTTGCTGGTTCTCCGAATGATATTGACCTGGAACAAGCACGAAGAGGGTATGGAAAACCCATTGAGATCGCGGTTCAGGTTGATGAAGGTGTAACCGGGATGACGGGCCTTTCTCTGCAGGATAGTGACGATGGTTCTGCTTTTGATGCCCTTGTAACCTGGACTGGAGACTTGGCTGGAAAAAATCAAACGTTCAGAGTTCCGGCTGATGCTCGTCGATATCTTCGGCTGAATCTCGCTGGAACAGTGGCTGGAGGCAATTGGACAGCGGGCGTTGTTTTAGAAGGCGCTCAGTCTAATAATTAGAATTTAATAGCTCCTGAACTGTATAGGTCTATACAGTTCAGGAGAAATCGGAGTTTAAAATGATTGATAATGAATTATTATTTCAAGATATACCCTATGATCAAGTGACTCCAGCTATTGATTTAGCTCAGGAGGGGTATCAAATTCAGCCAGTTGGACCGGGTCGTGGTAAATTAATTACTTTTATTATAACCGGATTAGGTCTTACTTTTACTGGTACTGAAATATATTTAATAGCTGAAGATTCTTTGGACGGTATAAACTGGGGAAATATGTTACGGATCGGAGTTGGTGTGCAAGCATTAGCTAACCGTGGTATTAAATTTGCACTTCCGTCTAATGCTTCAAGATTTATACGTTTCAGTTTGTCGAACGCTTTCACGGCCGGAACCTACACAATTAAAGCTGTATTGGATGAGACTTAAAGGGGGATTATAAATGAAATACGTATGTGATAAGACCTGTCAAGTGCGGGCAAATGGTAGAATTATAACGCTTCGTAAGGGAGAGACTTTAACCACGGAAGATAAGATTGAAAATCCTAATTTACGTACTATTACGGCTAAGGTGGATTTTGGTAAAGCGTCTGAAAACGAATTGTTTGAAGCTGATTTTGATTTAAATTCCTTAAAACAGTATATTAAAGATGCTTTTGATATCCCTGTTCGAGTTCGTAGTAAAAAGTCTCTTATTGAGCTTCTAATGGATTGTAGATTTCGGTTTTTAGATGAACCGCCTTCCAGTGTAGAGGACGAAGACGATGGCTTATTCAAAGATTGATATTGCTAATTTAGCTCTTGCATCTTTAGGTGCTGCACCTATTAAATCTTTTGATGAGAATAATAAAAGGTCTCGTATGAGTCAGCACTTTTATAGGTTTACCAGAGATTTTTTATTAAACAGATTTGATTGGGCTTTTGCCAGAAAGATAAAAAAGCTGGAAGAGCTTGAAGAATCTTCGTATGATTTTGACGTACCATTAGGTTATAAGGTATATCAATTACCTTCTGATTGTTTAGCTCCAAGAGATATATTACCCTTTGGAAGTCGTCAAAAGTGGCATGTTCTCGGAGATAAATTAATCACTAATTTTTTACCAGAAATTTATTTGCAATATACAAAAAAAGAAATTGATGTAGCTTTATTTTCTGAAGCTTTTGTAAATATGTTGCAGCTTGGTATGGCTGTACGTATGGCTCCAGCGATAACGCAAGATAAACAATTAGCTGCAGCATTATTAGAGCAGTTTAATATTGAGCAACGTATGGGGTGGCAGGATGATGCTAACATTGGCGAGGGTTATAAAGATTATGATAATGATCCTAATAATGATACCTTTGTCAATCCTGATACTCGTTATATTTTGCCTGAATCTCGATTTCTTGAGCCAGAATAATGCCTTTACATCGAATTAAACATACATTTACAACGGGTGAAGTTAGTCCTTTGTTAAATTCTCGGGCTGATTTTGATCAGTTTAAGAATGGTTCAAAGGTTTTATTTAATATGTTTTGTGCAACTCAAGGTCCAGCAATACGTAGACCTGGGTTTCAGTTTTTATATGATTTATCATCTTTAACTGTACCGCATATTGAAAGACGAGAATCCGATTGGAGGCGTGTTCAGGATGATTATGGAGAAGATGGACCAAATGATCCTGGAGAGGGAAATTTTGCATATTCTCTAACTCCGGGGTCGATTTATCTCGCTATAAATAAAACTGATGAGCATGGGGCGGATCGTACCGATGATCTTCTCACGATAGGAGAAGGTGATCGAGTTATTATAGATCAGAATGATAATGAAGATAGATACGTTGTACTTGAAATTGGACCTTTTAGATTAGAACAAACCGATTTTGTTTGGTGGAGTTTGTCAGGGATGCCTTCTCTCGGTCCAGATGGACATCCAACTTTAGATTCAAGCTGTCAGATCATTTTGGAAGCTGAATCAGATGCTCTTATGACACCCACGGCACCTTTTAGATTAGTGCCTTTTATATACGATGAAGATACTTCCTATATGTTAGTATTTTGCAGAGTTGATCCTGATGAAGATACTATGCCTATGGGTGGTATGTTAATGTTTATTGTCTATGATGAAGGATTAATTATAGATGATGAGGGTGATCCAATATATTTATCAGCTATTAATTCAGCGGAAAATCCGCAATTACCGAATGGTGGCTATTGGCAAATAGAAGATTTTGATTATGCACAATCGGGTGACGAGCTATATATTGCACAAGGTTCTAAAGCTCCATGTGCTATTGTTCGTGAAGGACATGATGATTGGTATTTAATTGAATATGAATTTCAGAATGAACCGTCTGAATGGAACGCTCCGGCAAATTGGCCTCAAAGAGTTACATTTCATCAACAAAGATTAGCTTACGCTTGTAGTAGGTGGCATAGACAGACTGTGTGGCTATCTAAAGCAGGAGATTATCATAGTTTTTCTACTGAACCAGAATTAAATGATGATGATGCTATTACTTTCGTATTAGCTTCGGGTACTCAGGATAAAATTCAGTGGCTTACGTCTTCAAAAGCTTTGAATATAGGGACCACTTCAAGTGAGTGGACAGTAACAGGTGCAACTCAATTAGCTTTAACACCAACGAATTTATTAGCTCAACGACAAACAAATAATGGTAGTGAAGCAGTAAAGCCAATATTAGTTGGAGTTACGACTTTATTCTTAGAAAGACACGGCAGAAAAGTAAATGAATTTCGGTATGATTATACCTATGATAGTTATATCACTAATGATATGTCTATTCTCGCCACACATTTAACAGACTTTTTTTCAATACATAATTGGGCCTATCAGCAAACTCCAGATTCTATTGTTTGGTGCGTATTGGAGAATGGAAATTTAATATCTTTGACTTATCAACGTATGCACAAAGTAGTAGGCTGGCATAGGCACGAAGTAAGTGGTGAGGTTAAAGATATTGGGAGTATCCCCGGAAGAGATCGTGAGGATGAAATTTACATTGTTGTTAAGAGGTGGGGAAATTATTACTTAGAAAAATTGGGTGTTCAATTTACTTCTGAGGAAGCTAAAGACGGAAGATTTCTTGACAGTTATATAGTATATGACGGTGATCCTACCGATATAGTTATAGGAGCAGATCATCTGGAGGGTCAAGAAGTTCACATTTTAGCTGATGGTACTGTCCTTCCGCCTCAAACAGTTGTTAATGGTCAAATTGTATTTAATGATGAATTTTCAACTATAGTTCTCGGTTTGCCATATATTTCAGAAGTACGTCCTCATGTAGCTGATGTAATATTAAAGGATGGTACTATGCTTGGCAGAACACAAAAAATAACAAATATTGAAATTGATTTTTACAAAACTCTTGGAGTATATATTGGAAGAAATGATCAAGATGACGGCGAATTTGAAGAGGAATTTCCCTTCAGACGACCGGCGGATAGAATGGATGAACAAGTTCCTTTATTTTCTGGTATATATCATATAGATTTTATGGAAGGTTTTGATCGTAGAGTAGAATATTTTATTAGGCAAAAACAGCCTCTTCCTTTAACTGTAAGAGGAGTCACTGATATTATTGAGGTTTATGAATAATATGAACTGTAAGGAGCTATAAACATGGGTTGGTGGATGGCAATCCCTGCGATAATTTCAGTAGCCAGTACAATCTATAAGACAGTATCTGCGACTGAACAAGCTGGAATACAGCAACAATGGCAGATATATAATGCTAATATGGGATATAATACCGCTTTATCAAATATTAATTCCCAGTTAGGTTTAGCGGCTTTTAATGCAGCAGCAGCCCGGAAAGCTGCATCGGCTGCAGCAAGTGCACAAGCATCTGTTGGGGCATATAATGCTTCTATAATTAGAGCCACGGCACTGTATAATGATAAATTATTTGAAGAAGATTTAAGGCTATTATGGGAGAAAAATGATCTTGATATGCTTCTTATTGAGAAGCAGAGAGCAAGAGAACGAGGTGGTATTTTAGCGGCACAATCTGCGTCTGGTACTGTAATGGGGGTTGGGTCTAATCGAGAAGCGATAATAGCACAAAAAACTCAAGAAGAATTAGACAAAACTATTGTTACTCATAATGCTGAAATACAGGCTGCAAAAATCCAAAATGCCAGAGCACAGTCGATGTGGAACGCCGAAGTAAAAGCGAGAGCAGTTGCCTGGGAAGGTAGTGTATCAGCGGCTGTAACTATGGCTAATGCAAATGCTCAGGCTGCGAGCATGTTAGCTCAATCAGCTTTTAGTGGACGGGCACAATTACAAACAGCTGAATATCAAAGACAAGCAGGTATTTGGGGAAGTGCATTTGATGCAGCTTCTAACCGTCAATCTATTTGGAACAATTTTATGGGTGGAATGTTTAACTCTATAAACAGCGGAATTAGAAGTTATTATGCTAATAGAAATCCCTATGGTAGTCTCGCTTCTGAGTTAAATGCGGGTAGTAATTATAGTATGGATAATTCCTTAATATGGGAAGGCGACTATGCCGAGAATATCTAATAGAAATTTTTCTTTAGCTTCACAAGAAATGAAATTAGGAGGTTCTTTTGCGGGAGGTGGTTTACAGCCGTCATTATTAAGTGGTGGAGCAGCCGGAAATATAAGAGCACCAAGAATATCTGTTCATGCTGGTGATGTTAAATTTGCACCCGTTAATCCTCCGAAAATTAATGTGGATCGCACTCTCGATTATGTTGCAGAAACAGCAGATGTATTAGTTCAAGAATCTTTTAAATATGCTGAACGTGAAGCTAAAGTTGTAGCAGACAAAACTGTTACTAATTTCAGTTTCAAATTAAATGAAATTTTAGATGGTAAAGTCGGGGAAGACGGGACGATAACTCAAGGTTATCTTCAAACAGAACGCGGTGAAGCACGATTAGAATACGAGAATGTTGCTAACAAAATTAATACTTTATTTAAGGAAATTTTAGATAGTGCCGAACCGCGTATTAGACAACAGGCTTTATTACGCATGGCTTCTTTACGGGATACTGCTATAGGCCGAATGAGTCAGCATCGCGTAAAACAGTTAAAAGCCGAAGAAGATGAAACCCGGTTATTGAAAATACAAGATGCATCTGCACGAATTATGTCCAATTCGAATACGATTTATCAGATCGATC